TATGCTGAAAAGCTGCGCATCCTCTGTACCAGGGAGATGCAAAACTCTATCAAGGAGTCGTTTCACGCAGAGCTGAAAAACGCGATTCAATCCGAGCCGTGGCTTGAGTCTGCTTATGATGTGGGCGTGGATTACATTAGGGGAAAAAACGGCACTGAGTTTATATTCAGAGGCTTGCGGCACAACACGGGTAGCATTAAGTCGCTGGCGCAGATTGACCTGTGTGTTGTCGAAGAGGCCGAAGACGTCCCAGAGGTGTCTTGGCAGGTGCTAGAACCTACTATCCGCGCTCCTAAGTCTGAAATATGGGTGGTATGGAATCCAAGGCGCAAGGGTAGCCCAACAGACCAGCGATTCATTCAGAGCCAGCCGCCTCGCTCCTGTATTGCAGAGATCAACCATGATGACAACCCCTGGTTCCCGCCTGAGCTAGAAGAGCAGCGCCAACACGCACAGAAGATTATGGATGATGCGCTTTATCGCCACGTCTGGGAAGGCGCGTATTACGAGCAGTCAGATGCCCAGGTATTCCGGGGCAAGTACACTGTCCAAGAGTTTGAAGCGCAGCCCGAGTGGGACGGCCCTTACTACGGGCTGGATCACGGCTTTGCTCAAGACCCGGCGGCAGCTATCCGGGCATGGGTGTCTGATAACAGGTTATATATAGACCAAGAGGCAGGCGGTACAGGGATAGAGCTAGACGACTTGGCAAGCCATGTTTTGTCTGTCATGCCTGAAGCTGACCAGCATGTTATCAGGGCAGACAGCGCACGACCTGACGCCAACAGCTACCTAAAACGCCACGGGCTGCCAAGGATAACCGGCTGCGCTAAGGGCAAGGGCAGCGTAGAGGATGGCATCCAGTTTATTCGCAGCTTTGAACAGGTGATAATTCACCCAAGATGTAAGAGTGTTTTGTCTGAGTTCAGGCTTTACAGCTACAAAACCGACAGGCTTAGCGGTGATATTCTGCCTGTGCCTGTTGATGCTAACAATCACTGGATAGACTCGCTACGCTATGCCCTGGAGCCGATTATGAAAAAAACCGGACTAGACTACTCAAAACTAACCCAAATGTGAGGCGCTCATGAAATTCAAAAAAGAACACGTACAGAAAACCCAAGTTTACTGCGCTCAGCATGGCAAAGGGCGCATTACAGCCATCATTGATGATGTGGTACATGTGCAATTCGCACAAACGCGGGCGCGATTTAGTGCTGCCGATGGCGATAACGGGGCAGGGCAAAAACTGCACTTTTTCAGCGCAGACCATTAAAAGGTTATTTTGTGCTATCATCCAGCTATTAAAAACTAATTGAGGTCTATTTAATGGCTAACAAAGGCGCAGCAAAACCCGGCGAAGTGCGCAACCCATACGGACGTGCAGGCAAGCCGAAAGAGCAGCGAGGCGATGGCTGGAACAATGTCTTTACCCTGGCTGGCACTAGGGGCGACCGCACAACCCAGGGCAGCTACCAGAATCAAGGACAAATCCCGCAGGTGGAGCTAGATGACCTGTATTCAGCCGGTGGCATTGCTCGCCGTATTGTTGATGTGCCCGCGCTTGATATGTGCCGAGAATGGATCGAGGTACAAACAGATGATGCTGAAGCTATCAAACAGCGCATGGATGAGCTGCACCTGCAAAAGCATGTAACCCACGCAATCAGCCAGGGTCGCCTGTTTGGCGGTGCCTTGCTAGTCATGCTCCTAGATGACGGACGCGAGCTGTCCGAGCCATTGAACGAGCGCGGCATTAACAGCATTGATGGCTTCCGGCTTTATGACCGCTGGCAGGTAAATTGGACGCAATCCAGCGTTTACCATGATCCGCGCCTACCAAAATACGGCGAACCTGAAACCTATCAGATCACGCCCTATTCCGGTGGCAGCTTTACAGTCCACGAGAGCCGGGTTATACGCATACCAGGCTTATCAGTGTCCGAACGCAAGCGGGTAGCCAATAACGGTTGGGACTACTCAGTTTTGGAGGTTGGTTACCAGGCTTTACAGGATCTGGATAGCTCACACCGCTCCAGCGCGTCAATAGTGTCTGATTTCGTGCAGACTGTAATGAGCATCAAAGGGCTGACTGACATGATAGGCGCAGGTCACGAGGGTGATGTAATTAAGCGCCTGAATATCCTCGACATGAGCCGCTCGGTATTAAACACCCTGCTGATGGATGCGGATGGCGAGCAATTTAGTAAACAGGCGTCCAGTGTTGCCGGTCTATCCGACTTGCTGATGCAATTCCGCATCCAGCTCGCAGGCATCTACGGGATACCGATGGTAAAGCTATTTGGGATTAGTCCAGGTGGATTAAACGCCACGGGCGAGGGTGATATACGCAACTACTATGATGAGATTAGCGCAGAGCAGGAGTTCAAGCTCCGACCCATCCTAGAGCGATTAATCAAAATCATCATGCTTGAAAAAGGCGGTGCCACCGGTGGCAAAGAGCCTGGCAGCTGGCGATTAATTTTTAACCCGCTGTGGCAGATGTCCGACAAAGAAGTTGCAGAGGTGCGTAAAATCACGGCTGAAACTGACGCACTATATATTGACCGTGGCGTTTATACCGAAGCAGAGGTAGCAGCCGCACGCAGTCAGCCAGAGGGATGGAAATTGGATGTTGAGCTAGACACAGTTGGTAACATTAATTAACACTACGCCGCCCACGGATGGGCTAGTATCAGGGGTGTCGATAAACGAAAAAGGAGAAAAAAATGAAAGTCAAAACAGCAGAACTAGAAGGAGCGGCACTGAATTGGGCTGTGGCAGTTAGCGTAAAGGCTGAGCCGGTGATTCCACGCCGCGACGGTGTTTTTGGGTTTTATGTAAATAGCTGCCCACCTTGCATGCTGACCGAAGTACCGGCAGACGGCTCTAGGTTTCGCCCATCTATTGACTGGAGTCAGGGCGGGGCGCTAATCTCAAAATACAGGGTTGAATTTTACGATCAGGGGGAGGATTACACGGCCATTTTTGAAAATGATGATAGCGAGCATTGCCTTGAGTGTGGCTGCACGCATGGATCAGACATGAGAGGGAAGACCCACCTAATCGCAGCAATGCGCGCCATTGTTGCCGCCGAAATTGGCGAAACCGTTGATATTCCAAAGGAGCTTTTAAAATGAAACAACTACTAACCGCAACAGCACTAACCCTGGCCGCATCCGCAGCTATTGCCGACTGCGCACCGCCGATGGATGATCTGGTAGCCATGTTTGAGCAATCAGAGCCAAAAGTGACTTATGCCTGCCGCACCAACTACCCCATGCAAGACCTGGATCAGTGCCTGGACTCACAATTCCGCGACATGCAGCTAGTCGCTGCCATGTGCGACGACAACCCTGCTGCTGATGCAGTGGTTAATTCCGGCATGATGCACAACCGCCACGGGGAGCATGTGGGCGTGGATTTTCGGACTATGCGCCTGGAAATGCTAAAGCAAGGAGTTTACTGATGACCGATATACATAAAGCAATCTGGAAAAACGAATCTAAAGATGGTCAAGCGAGCATATCAATACATGATTTTATTAAGCGCGTGGACGACGGAGACTATTCGCAGCCCCTGATCGAAGAGGCTAATGGCATTATCGAGGCATTAGGTGGCAAAACCGCTTTTGATTACGGAACAGACCCAACTCTTGTTCTGGCGTATATGATTGCTATGGCGGCCTCGAAAGGAGCTGCTTAATGACCGACACACCCCAGGGCATTAAAATCCAGCTGGAGACGAAAAGCAGGCGGGGTAAAAACCGCTTGCCTAAGCGCCTGCCTGATCCGTCCGGCATTGCTAGGGAGTATCGGGCATTTATCCGCTCCGTTGCTGATGACTACGACAAGGCGCTAAAAGAGATTCTTTATCCGGCGCTTGAGGTGGCAGTCAATCAGCAGTCAGGGCAGCGTCTGGACGGGTGGTTTGACACTGTCGCTAATGCGCTGGATGCGCTGGATGCGAGAGCAGGCGCGATTATCGAGGGGCTGCGTCCTAAAATGATCGAGTTTGCAGATAAGCTGGGTAAGTTTAATCAACGCCAATTCCAGCGAGCTATCAACTCGACTTGGGGTGTTGACGTAACGCTTAACGAGCCGTGGCTTGCTGATGAGTTAAAAAGCTGGGCAGAGGTCAATAGCAAGCTAGTGTCAAGCGTGCCAGTCAATGCACAGACAGATGTTGCTAGGATCGCCCAGGAGGGCGTTAGATCCGGTCGCAATGTCCGAGATATTCAAAGCGAGATACAAGAGCGTTTTAACGTCCAGCGTAACCGGGCGCAAACAATCGCACGGACTGAAACCGCAAAACTCAACAGCGAGCTATCTAAGCGCAGACAGCAGGAGCTGGGGATTGATACCTACTACTGGGCAACGAGCCGTGATGAGCGGGTCAGGGGTGCTGATAGTGCGCGTTTTGGTGATTACCATGATGTGCTAGACGGTATGCTGTGCCGCTGGGATGATCCCACGGTTTATTCTGACGATGACGGGGCGACTTGGAAAGCAAGGAGTAGCATTGGTGCTTATGAGGGTGATCCTGGAAGTACATATAGTTGCCGTTGTACCAGTCGCGCCAACACAGAAGCGGTACTGAAGGCGCTAGGCGTCTAATACTAAAGTGCAATAGCAAAGCAGGGATTGCCGGTTTATAGTTCAGTTACTTCAAATCAAAACGCTAAGGAAAAATTATGGACAACACATTAGATTTCAGCGAAAAACTAGAAAAGCTCGTAAAAGAAGAAGTCAAACGCCAGGCGCATGAAGATTTCCTTGGGCTTGTAGCAGGCAACTGGGGAGAAGAAGATATAGCTCCACTGCTTAAAGCAATGAGAGATAAATCAAAGGAAGCCTGGCAAGCGGACATGTTAATCATGTATCTGTTCCAAGAGCTTATCACAGAAGGCAGAATTGAATTTGAGGAGGTGGTCTGCTCTGATGAAGAAGTCGATATTAAAACATCATTTATCCCAAAAAATCGTTATGCTGACGGCGATACGATCGACCTCTCACCAGCAGACAGGCTTCTAACCGCAAGGCTTATTGACGAGTAGCTATGATTGGCTAAGCATCTGCGACAACACCGAAGCCGTACTTAAGGCGCTTGGTGTTTGACATCCCTTTTTTTGTGTTATACTGGTCAAAAATCAGCCAACGGGCAGACTATGACAAGTATTCGGGCAGACCGCTCACAAGTCAAAGGCAAGATGACGCGCACCCCTGAAGGCTACCTTCGGGGTTCTGCTGTTGTGACGCGCACTGGCGTTTTTGATTACCTTGAACCTGACGGCAGCGTCCGCAAAGAGCTGCGCCACCCTGATGATGTATTCGACTCTGAATCTCTTGCCAGCCTGTCAATGATCCCTGTAACAGTCGATCATCCTGCTACCTTGCTAACTGCTGAAACTGCGTCCGAGCATAGCGTGGGGCAGACGGGCGAAAATCACACAGTTGATGGTAAGCTAATCCTGACCCCTTTTACGATTACCCACCAGCGCGGCATTGATGCTGTTAATGGTGGCAAGCAGGAGCTGAGCTTAGGCTACTCCTGCGACCTAATCCCTGAGGCGGGCGTTTACAACGGGCAGGAGTACACC